TGCGCCTGCAGGCAACAACCACTGCGGCGGGCCCGGAGGTCACCGCCTCGGCCACGCTGCCCGGCAGCGCCATCACCGGCCTGGCCATCACCGAGGTCGCCGCCTTCACCGAATCCGGCGTACTGGTCGCCCGCAAAACCATTGCCCCCATCGAGCTCGAGCCCTACGGCGAGATGGATTTCGACATCGTCTTTGAATACTGAGGTAGAGCCCCATGCCCCTGACACCCAGCGCCAACCCCCAGCTGAGCCAAAGCATTCCGCAGCTGACCACCAACAGCGTCGCGCACCCGGACACATGGAACCCGGTGCACCAGGCGCTGCTCGATAACGATGCCTACCTAGCCCGCGTACTCGAAGAAACCGGCACCACCCTCGGCGAGCAGGTCGCCACCCTCGACGAGCGCCTCGACGGCGTCGAGGCCACCAGCTCAGTGGCCGTGCAGCGCGCCGTCAGCCTCGACTGGCTCTACCGCGGCAACGCGGTCAGCTTCGAGATGTTCACCCCCGGTTATACGTTGGTCGATATCGATCCGGTGGCCGTGGTGCAGGGCATCAACGGTGATGATTCGCTCGACGTCGCCGATACCAGCGCGCTGCGCGCCGGCGACTACTACGTGCTGACCGATCCCACCACCCTGGACGAAGAGGGCAATCCGGCGCCGGTCTCCGCCCTGGTGCAGATCGCCAACATCCTCTCCGGCCAGCGCGTGCGCCTGACCGCCAACCTTGCCCGCGACTGGAGCGCCACCGCTACGCTGTCGCGCTCCAGTCTCGCCGTGCAGGGTGCTGCGCTGGCCCGTGGTGAGGTCGGCGATATCTACCTGACCAAGGCGATCAACATCGGCACCGACAGTGACGGCGGCGCCGTGGTCATCCGTCGCTCGCTCAGTGCCGCCGAAGCGCGCCTCTACTATCGCGATGCCTACCAGGGCACCTGGAAGGAATGCGGCTGGTCCATGCGCCGCAGTGGCGGCAGCATTCCGGCTGGCATGGCTGACTATGAGTACATCCTGCCGATGCGCGGCGACGGCTGGCTGCGCCTGGACATCGAAGGCGAAGCGCTGAGCATCGCCCACATCGTCGCCCTGGGCAGCCCGACCGGGCTGGGCGGATTTCTCAACCCTGAGCTGGCCCCCAGCACCCCGGTGATTGCCTCGCCACTCGACGGCGTCACTGGCGTCATGGAGCGCCCGACCCTGACCATAGAGGGCTACAGCAGTCCAGCCGGCAACGCGCAGCAGGCTGTGCAATTCCAGATCTCGACCGACGCCCTGTTCGCCACCGTACTGCACGACTCCGGTGCCCTGGGATCCGGCCTGTCGTACCGCGTCCCGGCTGAGGTGCTGCAGGCCGGCAATACCTACTACCTGCGCGGTCGCGTCCAGGACGTTGCTGGCCTCTGGTCCGACTGGTCCGCCGTGACCAGCTTCGCCACCGCTGCCGATTTCATCTACGTGGTCGCGCCGACCGTCACCGGCCCGGTCAGCAATGCGCTGGACGTACCCGAGCAGCCAACGCTGGCCAGCTCCTCGTTCGCCGTCTCCGGCGGCGAAGACACGCAAGCCGCCAGTCAGTGGCAGATCCGCGCCGCCAACGGCACCTATAGCGATCCGGTCTGGGACAGCGGTACCGACACCACCAACCTGCTGACGGCTGTGGTGCCAGCGGGCGTACTGCAGGCAGGGGAGGCCAGCTACTACGTGCGCGTGCGCCACCAGGGCGTCACCAAGGGCTGGTCGGAATGGTCCGGCGAGAGCAAGTTCACCACCAAGGCCGCGTTCGCCACCATCATCGGTATCGCTCTGCTCGCCACCGGCGGCGGCTCCGGCACCTGGGCGCGCGTGGATGAAAACGGCGCGACCAGAGTGACCGACTCGGCGTTTTTCAGCAGCCATCAGACCTACGGCCAGATCCAGGACGTCACCATCGACGGCCAGGCGATGGTCAAGATCCCCGCGTTTTACGTGAAGGCCGGCACCATCGCTGCCGGCCCCAACGCCGGCAAGCGCGCCTGGTGGATCAGCGACCAGCCCGCTGCGGGCTTCACTCTGCACCCGGCGTTTATGCGCAATGGCGCCCCCATCGGCCAGTTCTGGGTCGGCAAATACCAGGGCACCGCAGACGGCTCCAAGCTGGGCTCCAAGGCGGGCGTCACGCCCTTGGTCAACGTCGACTTTCCGACCATGCAAAACCGGGCCAACGCCCGCAACACCGGCGGCGTCGCCGGCTTCCAGCTGTGGGACTATTACCAGCTGAGCGCCATCCAGCTGCTGTGTGCGATCGAAATGGGCGGCGCCAACAGCCAGGCCCTGATCGGGCAGGGCAACGTCAGCACGAGCGCGGTGCAGAACGTCGATTCCGCGACCGTGGCGCAAGCCACCTGGCGTGGCGTGGTCGGCCTGTGGGGCAACGTCTTCCAGATGGTCGACGGCCTGCGCACCGATGCTTCGAATCGCTACGAGATATGGGACAAGCACGGCAACAAGGGCTACATCAACACCGGCGCCACCGCCCCGGCCAACGGCTGGACCGTGAGCCTGTCGGCCACCGCCGGCGCTGATTTCGACCTTGGCCCGTTGTTCGTACCAGCCACCACCGACAGCGCCGAAGCCAACGGAACCACCGCCGACTATTCCTATGCGGCCGCTAACTGCGTGGCTCGTCACGGTGGCAGCTACGGCAACGGCTCGGGCGCCGGCCTGTTCTGTCTGTACGTCAGCTACGCCGCGTCGCACGCGTTCCCGTACTTCGGCGGCCGCCTCGCAAAGGTGTGATGGGTTCTGTCACCTGAGTCATGTAACCGGGCCAGCCCGCCGAGCGGGCGCCCTTCAGGAGTTTCAAATGATGAAGATCGAAAACGCCGTGCTGATCGTGGGCGCTGTCAGCGTCAACCTGCCGCTGCTGGGCGCCGATGCCGTGGTGCATGCCTGGCGCGTGCCCGCCGAGTATCGGGAAAACCAGCTGTTCGTCGCGGTTGACCAGCCGGGCCAGCCCGGCGAAATCCCCGCCTGCGACCCGCAGCAGATCGAATACCTCGGCGCGCTGGACTACCCTGCCGCCGAGGACGAAGCGCTGCAGGCCGCCAAGGCCCGCAAGCTAGCTGAGATCAACCAGCACTGCGAGGCCTCGCTCGCCGCCCTGGCGGCGCCGTACCCCGAGGGCGAGGTCAAGAGCTGGCCGCAGCAAGTCAAGGAAGCCGAAGCCCTGGCGCTCGATGCCGATACCCCCGTGCCGCTGCTCGATGCCATCGCCGCCGCCCGTGGGCTGACCGTCATCGACCTGGCTGGCCGCGTCGCGGCCAAGATGCAGGCCTACGCCGAGCACAGCGGCGCACTGATCGGCCGCCGCCAGGCCGCAGAAGATCAGATCGAGGCCGCCACTACGCTGCCCGAACTGGAGGTCATCACATGGTGAAGCGCCTGCGCATGATCGGCCTGTGGCTGCTCTGCGCCCTGGCCGGGATCGTCGCCAGCGCCTGGATGCTGCTGGCCGTACTGGCCGGCAGCGACCGCGCCTGGAAACTCGCCATCGCGCACGACCAGCTGGCGAACGCCGCGTTCGGCGGCGATGAGGACGAGACCATCAGCTCGCGCGCCGCCAAGGCCGCGAAAGGCGGCGAGCGGTGGGGCTGCGTGCTCTGCAAGCTGCTCGACAAGCTCGACCCTGGCCACTGCGAACGCAGCATCGAGCACGACGAGGGGAAGCCGTTGCTGTGAATGAAGCGCACCTGGTCCTGCTGACGAAGCTGGAAGAGCTGGATGCCTACACGCATACCGTGCTGCACCAGTTTCCGAAATTGGAGCGGCATCTGCTCTGCGCGGATCTGCGCGACACCACCAACCGCCTGCTGCGGCTGACGGTGATCGCCTGGAAGCGCAAGCAGAAGGCCGCAGCGCTGTTTGACCTGGACGTCGAGATAGAAGTTTGTCGCGGGCTGATCCGCAAGGCGCACCGCTTGAGCTACATCAGCACCAAGCGCCTCGATGTTTGGATGCGCCACGTTAACGAGATCGGCCGCATCGTCGGCGCCTGGATCAAACACGAAGGCGCTGCGGCGCCACGCAAATAGCAACATTGGGCAATGGCTTATTACGGTGGCAACTACGGCAACGGCTCGAACGCCGGCCTGTTCTATCTGAACGTCAACAACGCCGCGTCGAACGCGAACACGAACATCGGCGGCCGCCTCGCAAACGATTACCGCCAGAAGGCGCCAGGCTCACGGGCCGGCGTCCAGTGCGTTTCCTTTGGGGCCATTGTCCAGACCATGTTGTCAAAGATTTACAGGGCGTCGCGGCTAGTAGCCTCGGCCAATGCGGCGGCGCCTGCCCTATCCCTCGCATGAGGTAAGGTTTCTGCTGTGCCTGTTACAACCGCTGGCCTATGGGGCCAGATCACCAGTTTCGAAAACCTCTACAACGCCTACCTGGAAGCCCGGCGCGGCAAGCGCGAGCGCGGCTCGGTGCTGCGCTTCTCTGCCAACGTTGAGGAGAATCTGGTCAACCTGCAGAATCACCTGCTGTGGAAGAGCTGGCGACCCGGCAAACAGCGCGAATTCGTTGTAAAGGAGCCTAAGCTGCGGCTGATTCAGGCGCCGCCCTTCGCCGATCGCGTCATTCATCACGCCCTTGTTCGCGTGGTCGAGCCGCTGTTCGAGCGCAAATTCATCCATGACTCCTACGCCTGTCGCGTCGGCAAAGGCACCCAAGCGGCTGTCGCCAGGGCGCAGCACTTCCTGCGGGTGGCCAAGCGCAACCACGGCGACGGCTGCTACGTACTCAAGGCCGACATCAGCCGCTTCTTTTCCAGCATCCGCCACGCCTCGCTGCTGCGCCAGATCGAGCGCACCGTGCGCGACCCCGGCGCCCTCTGGCTGTGGCGCCAGATCATCGCAGGCTACGGCCACGAAGCTGGCATCGGCTTGCCGGTCGGTGCGCTGACCAGCCAGCTCGGCGCCAACGTCCTGCTGAACCACCTCGACCACGTCGCCAAGGATCAGCTGGGCATCAAGTATTACGTGCGCTACATGGACGACTTCATCGCCGTGCTGCCGAACAAGGCTGCCGCCGCCGAGGCCATGCGCGCGTTGTCCGCCACGGCCAACAGCCTATGCCTGGCGATCAACCCAAAGACCGCGATCCATCCCTGGCAGCGCGGTCTCGACTTCTGTGGCTACCGCATCTGGCCCACCCACATCTTGCCGCGCAAACGCAACATCAAACGCGCCAAGGCATCGTTCCGGCAGATGGCTGCGCAGTACGCCAGGGGTGATGTTGATCAGGAGCATGTCCGGCAGCGGGTGTGCAGCTTCCTGGCGTACAGCAAGCATTGCCAGGCGCAGCGCACGGTGGACGGTGTGCTGGGTGATTTGGTGTTAAGCCGTTCCGGCGCGCTGTAGCGCTGCCGGCTACACAGCTCGCCGCGTGCGCCCCTTGCGCGCGCGCGTCACCCTCAAGGCTCACTGATCCGGCACTCGCCCAGGAGCCTCAACCCCATGGCCACCGATTACCATCACGGCGTCCGCGTCCTCGAACTCAACGAGGGCACGCGCCCCATTCGCACCGTTTCCACCGCCGTGGTGGGCATGGTCTGCACCGCGTCGGATGCTGATGCGGTCAAGTTCCCCCTCAACAAGCCGGTACTGCTCACCGACGTGCTCACCGCCTCCGGTTCCGCCGGCGAGCTGGGCACCCTGGCGCGCAGCCTGGATGCCATCGCCGACCAGGCATCGCCCGTCACCGTCGTGGTGCGCGTGGAAGAGGGCGCCGACGAGGCCGCGACCACCAGCAATATCATCGGCGGCGTAAGCCCAACTGGCGAATACCTAGGCATGAAGGCGCTGCTGGCGGCTGAGGCGCAGCTCGGCGTCAAACCGCGGATCCTTGGCGTGCCGGGCCTGGATTCGCTACCGGTGACCACCGAGCTGGTGGCCATCGCCGAAAAGCTGCGCGGCTTCGCCTACGCCAACGCCTACGGCTGCGAGACCGTCAGCGATGCCATTGCCTACCGCGCCGGTTTCGGTGCGCGTGAGCTGATGCTGATCTGGCCGGACTTCGTTTCCTGGGACACCACCGCGAACGCCAACGCACCGGCCAGCGCCATCGCGCGTGCCCTGGGCCTGCGCGCCAAGCTGGATGAGCAGGTCGGCTGGCACAAGACCCTCTCCAACGTGCCGGTCAACGGCGTGTCGGGCCTGTCCAAGGACATCTACTTCGACCTGCAGAACCCCGCCACCGACGCCGGGCTGCTCAACGCCGACGAGGTCACCACGCTGATTCGCCGCGACGGCTTCCGCTTCTGGGGCTCGCGCACCTGCAGCGCGGACCCGCTGTTCGCCTTCGAGAACTACACCCGCACCGCCCAGGTGCTGGCCGACACCATGGCCGAAGGGCATTTCTGGGCGGTGGACAAGCCCATGCACGCCTCCCTGGTGCGCGACATCGTTGAGGGCATCAACGCCAAGTTCCGCGAGCTTAAGCGCGGCGGCTACATCATCGACGGGCAGTGCTGGTTCGATGAGGCGGCCAACGACAAGGACACCCTCAAGGCCGGCAAGCTGTTCCTGGACTACGACTACACCCCCGTCCCGCCGCTGGAAAACCTGCTGCTGCGTCAGCGCATCACCGACCGCTACCTGGTCGACTTCGCCGCCGGCATCACCGCCTGACCCCATTGACCCGCGCGGCCCCGGCCGCGCCGTAGGAGAGCCCAGCCATGGCCCTGCCGAAAAAGCTGAAACACATGAACCTGTTCAACGATGGCAACAGCTACGTTGGGCAGTGCAAGTCCGTCACGCTGCCAACCCTCACCCGCAAGCTGGAAAGCTTCCGCGGCGCCGGCATGGACGGCACGGTGAAAGTCGACCTCGGCCACGGCGACGACGGCATCCAGATCGAATGGACCCTCGGCGGCTGGGACCTGACCGTGCTGCGCCAGTTCGGCGCGGTGAAGGCGGACGGCGTGATGCTCCGCTGGGCAGGTTCCGTGCAGCAGGACGACACCGGCGCGGTATCCGCCGTTGAGATCGTGGTACGCGGCCGGCATGAGGAGATCGATTTCGGCGACGCCGAGTCCGGCGAAGACACCGAGCACTCCATCACCACCGCCTGCACCTATTACAAGCTCAGCGTGGACGGCAATGTCGAGATCGAGATCGACAACCTGAACTTCGTTTACACGATAGGCGGCGTTGACATGCTCGCCGAGCACCGCAAGGCCATCGGCCTGTAAGCCATGCACGGCCAGCGCCCACCGTTTCGCAACCCGCCGCAGCCGCCAAGCGCTGCGGCAACCCCAACCCCAAGGAGCACACCCATGAGCAAGACCAGCGAACCCATCGTCCTCGAGCAGCCGATCCAGCGCGGCGAAAAGACCACCATCACCGAAATCACGCTGCGCAAGCCGGCTGCCGGTGAGCTGCGCGGCCTCAAGCTGACCGACCTGCTCAACGGCGACGTCAACGCCACCATTCGCCTGGTGCCGCGCATCAGCCAGCCGACCCTCACCGAGCAGGAAGCTGCCGCGCTGGATATCGCCGATCTGCTCATGTGCGCGGATACCGTAGCGGGTTTTTTGCAGAAGACGGGCAGCACGGCGGAATCCCCCGCCGCGTAGACGATGTGATGGCGGACATCGCCCTGGTGTTCCACTGGGGGCCGGAGCAGATGAACGCCATGCCGCTGCATGAACTGATGGACTGGCGCGAGCGCGCCATCGAACGATGGGAGCGCACGCATGGCGCGTGATCTGAATCTAAAGGTCAACCTCCAGGCGCTGGACAACGCCACCCGCCCGCTGCGCACCATTGCCAGCGGCGCGACCAGCCTGGGGCGCGCCCTCAAGGACACCCGTGGCGAGCTCAAGGGCCTGCAGGCTCTGCAGAAGGACGTCAGTTCATTCCGTAACCTCAAGGGCGCTGCCGACCAAACCGGCGGCGCCCTGCAGGCCAATCGCGAGCGCATCAAGGCGCTATCCCGCGAAATGGCTGCAGCCGAAACGCCTACCAAGGCGCTGACGCGTGAATTCCAAAGCGCGGTCCGCCAGGGCCACGCCCTCAAACAGAAACACAACGAGCAACAACGCGAGCTGCAGGGCCTGCGCGGCAAGCTCGGTGAGGCGGGCATCAGCACCCGCAATCTGTCCGATCACGAACGCGAGCTGCGCCAGCGCATCGAGCGCACCAACCAGACCATGGGCCAGCAGGAGCAGCGCCTCAAGCAGCTCACCGCCCAGCAGAAGCGCCTCGGCCAGGCCAAGGCCGACTATGACCGTACCCAGCAGCTCGCCGGCAGCATGGCCGCCAGCGGTGCAGGCGGGCTGGCCACCGGCAGCGGCATGCTCTACGCCGGCGCGCAGCTGATGGCGC